AAGTTCAGCTCGTTGTCTAGCATGGTATACTTCTCTTTCACGAGTCTGCATATCACCCTTGAGCTTCTTAATTTCTTGGCTAGCTTGTTCCAGTTCTCCCTGTAACTTACCAACTATGTCAGTACGCTCTAACACGCCTTCCATATCAAAAACTTCTGTTTTCTTTAAAACTTCCTGCTTATCAATAATACCTTTTTCATAAGCATCCATATACATTTCAAGCTGAGCAAAACGATTAGTAGGAAGTGTAGAGCCTGTAATTACAACTACATCGAAAGCTCCCCTTGAAATATCATTAATAACATTTACCTCACCAGTTTTATCGTCGTACAGCTTCTTATTAATAGCATATTCACTAAGACTATTATTAGGCTGGACAATCCTCACTACCTTTTCAGCTTGGTATAACTGTTGCATAATAGGTATGGCTACACGGGCTACACGAACCAATCCGCTTTCAATATCCTGTAACTTAGATTTTATCTTCCTCTGACCAAATTCATCAAGAGATACTGTAGCCTTATACGTATGTGGTGCTGCTTCAGAGTTTCCCTGCATTAATTCGTACAAACCAAGAGCATGGTCAATATCTGACTTTGCTACCTGTTCATTCTGATATAAAGTATTAGGTAATGGGGTTGGCTGAATAGGCTGTGGAGCTCCTTGGTCCATATCTACTTCTATTGCAACACCCGGCTGTGCCCATCTGTTCTCAAAATCCTGCATATCAACTGAACCAGAAGGAATTAGTATCTTAGTATTAGTAGATGTAGTAGCATGAGCAATAATCAGAGACCGTGTCTTGTTTATATATTCCTGCATGTCCTTTACCATCCTAACATCAGAAACCGGGTAGGGTGTTCTATTATGTATATTCATGAAGAACACGATAGGATAGTTTTCAACGGGCAATATGCGGGAGTACAAGTATTGGTCTCCCATGATGACGCACATTTTTACCCTTTGGACTGGAACAGACACGGTCTCGATTAAACCTTCTTCAATTAAGTCAGCATGAGTGAGTTCTTCTATCTGCGGCATCGGTGGTGCGTCCGCTTCATCGTCCATCTCTGCTGCCTGAACACCTTGCTCATACTTCATCATTAATTGGTCAATAATCCCCTTAGCTTTCTCAGCGTTGGTAATTACCTGTCCATTAACTCTAATTGCTGGTCTAGACATGTATTCAGACATTTCTTCTTCCAGCATAACCTCTTCGGTCTTATCAACGTTATTCTTGATATGAAAACGCTTTACCCAAATTTTGTAGTAACGCTCATAGCCTCTAATGTACTCACTATTTTCCCCCCAAGAAGCATCAGTCTTAGTCTGGGTATCCTCTGGAAAGACAATACCCTTATCATCAACACGGGAAGTCGTTGGTCTATCTGTATCTAAGTCGCTAGTCGCAGTCTTGATTGCATCCTTATACATTGGATACATCTGCATCGCCTGTTCCTTGGTAAATAAGCGTGATACAATAATATTCTCCGCATCATCTCCCAGCTTTTCACGGCTATTAGGGTCGATATAAACATCTAGAGGGTCTACATCTTTAATGCAGACTTCACCCCTTCCATAATCTTTCAAGGGGTCAATATAAACCATCATAGCGCCCATACCCATTACATAGTAATCGTCTATTACATTACGGAGTGCCTGATTTCCGTCCGATATATACCACATGTATTCGAGCAATCCATTGAAAACCTGTGCTACTTTATTATCGCTGTCTTCTCGAGGAGATACCCTGAATTGTGGTTTACCTGAAGTGAGGAGAGCCTTTGCAGCCTCCACTGCGGGGTGGATACGGTTTACTACGAGGGGTGCTTGACCCCTTTCAAGTAAAATTCTTTGCTGTTCAGCAGTCCACTGCCTGCCTAATCTAAATTCTTTATCTTCCTGAGCCTGTAAAGCCCAAACATCACGTTTTTGAGAATACGATTTCCATATCTTCTTTGTGGTGTCTACTATATCTTCAGGAACTTCGGTTTCTTTTTCGATATACGCCATCGAATCAATTTAATACTTATAAGGTCATCCAGTCAAGTATCTTTCTAGCTTTATTTATCCCACTTGGGTCAATGTATTTCTTTTGCCTACAAGCCTTAATTCCATCCATTGCGTAATATACGGCATCCAGTATATCATCATGCTTTCCTCTAGGGTAGGATAAAAACTCCTGTTGAGCGATAATATCCTCTGGTCTGAAATAAAACTCACCCCTAGCAAGTGGGGCTACTAAGGAAAGCAGTCTCTCTGACTTTCTTTGTCTCGGTTTTATGCCCTTTTCCAGTCCGGGTATATACAGGGACTGTTCAAGCATCATTTTTCTTACGCTAGCCCGGAGAGCTTCTTGGTAGCCCACCGTCTCTATTTTCATCCTTTTTGGATGATACTTCTTAAAAATCTTGACGATAGTCTCTGGCTGTATTGCCGGGTCAATCTTATCACGGAGAATATCCACAATATACTTATTATTATCGTTATCAACACCAACAGTAGCAACAGCAAAAAAATCGCTACGACTAGATAGACTACTAGCAGGGTCAATGCCACAGTAGATGTCAACAGGCTTACGCTCCTCCTTGCCATCAATCGTCCGAACAAGAAGATTCTGACCGTCGACTCTCTTATAACTGTAATGATGAAGTTTAATGTATTCCGGTTTAAAGGGTGCATTGTCTGGAGATTGCGCTTCATTCATATACTCCTGATAAAAACCATTAAGATTGCCGACAGATTCAAATTCTGCCTTAATCTGTATAATTCTCTCCTTAGGAAAGCGTTCTTTCCATATACTACGACCTTTTTCATCGTATATAGCATACCAAAGAACTTTCCAAGCAGGTGATTCTCTTGCCCAATATAAGAAACAGTCTTCAGATATAACGGTCCCAATGAGGATTATCCGTCCATCGTCTGACAAAGACGGGATAACTGCTTCGGTCATCCATTTTCTATTCTTAGCCCTGCCTTCCTGAGTGGCAGCATTTAATTCTGACTCATAATCATCTACGATAATGAGGTTAGGACGAGTATCACCCTCAATAAACCCACGAACACGCTGACCAGTACCGACAGCCACAATACGTGCCCCATTAGCCAGAACAATATCATTATTAGTCCATCTTTTTGCCGTCGTGGGTCCATAATCACCAAACATCGCCTTGAAATTCGTACTATTCTGGAGATGATACTTGATTCTAGAGAGGAAGTTAATGCTTTGTGACTGTGATTCCGAGATAATAACGATAAAGAGGTCCCTGTCGGATGGTTTAAAAGCGATTTTGTGGAGGGGTAGTATCAAGGAGGTCACTGTACTCTTTGCTGTTCCCCGAGGGGCTGCAATAAGTACTCGCTTTATAGTCTCATCAGACAGGGATTTATAAATTTCGTAGTGAAAAGGTGGGACATCTCGGCTTAAAGCCGTAGGAAACATGGTTTTCCCGAATAAACCAATATTTCTCCGTAATTTCTTTAGGGCATTCTCTTCAGCCCATCGAGATTCGAAGTCTTCAGTCTGTTTCTTCTTCTTTACCATTGGATACAGGCTCCTTGACACTTCTGGTGGCAATCAGCTTGTTTTCTTCCTCATTAATATTATCTATCAGCTTTTTCGTCTGTACAGCCTCTATTCTATCAGTCGTGGTAACAGTTTCCTTGTCCTTCATACCATGAATCTCGAAACCATCATTTACAAAGCCCCGAATAGCGTTTACGTCCTTCTTTTCCTTAGCCATATCAACGCCATCCTTCATAAGATTAATAAAATAATCTACATCAAGCATATTGTCATCTAATAATTTCTGTGCTTCGTCTCTTTTCATAGACCTAAAGTTCTCCGTTCTCATGTGTCGCCTTAATTTGCGACGTTTTCCTGCACTAACACTACCAAAAACCTTATCTATAGCAATATCACGGTCATCCGAGATAGCTGCCCATAGTGCTAAATCCTTATAATCCTTACTATCACAGCGTACATCAAGCCACTTCTTACCAGAAAAGGTATTATTAGCTACCCTACCTCCTGCACAGAACTTCTTATTAGGATATCTAGCATCCCACATGATATAACCAAAAGGCATACGATAATAGTAAGATGGTCTACCACTAGTATCAAGATACTCCTTCTTTTTGATTACCTCTGCT